CCAGACCACTAACGCGGCACTGGCGCAGATCGGGCGGCGCGTTGACGACGTGTTCCGGCGCGAGGGGATGCTGGCTGTTGCCAGGGGGATTGCGGCTGGGCGCGCCCGGGTCGAGGTGAGCCGGGAACTAGAGCAGCGGCTGATCGCTGCAGGTAGGCCGACGTTTGTGGACGCGCTCGGGCGACAGTGGCCGCTCGACCGCTATGCCGAGATGGTGGCGCGCACGACCACGCGTGAGGCGATGACGCAGGGCACCATCAATCGCCTCCGGGAACACGGCATTACCCTGGCCCAGGTGTCGGCACACAACGCGGAAGATTTCTGTCGCTACTATGAAAACGCCATCGTCTCGCTGAATGGCCCGCACCCTGTCTACCCGCCGATCTCCGCCATCAACGGCGGCCCTCCGTTCCACCCGCGGTGCATACATTCGCTGACGCCTTTCGTCGAGCGCCTGGCAACTGAAGAGGAGAAGAAGCGTGGCATCATCTCCTCCGATCTGCTGAACAAGTCGCCTGGCGAACTCCAGCGGCGCTTTCGCAAAGAGTTCCCCGGCGTCGCCCGGGCCGCGGGAAAGCGGCAGCTCGCGCGGGCGGCGCGCGCCGGCGCTGTCGCGGCGCGAGGGCGGCCCAGACCCGGCCGAGCGCCGAACCCGGAACCAGAACTTCGCGCCCTGGAGCCTGGCACTGTCCTGCGGCGCACCTACAAGGGCCGCGAGTATGTCGTCCACGTGGTGGAGGGAGGCAATATCTATTTCGAGGGGGGCGTCTATCGCTCGCTTACCGATGTCGCCCGGATAATCACGGGCCAGCGGGCGATCAGCGGGCCGGCTTTCTTCGGCGTGGCGGAGCGCGGCAAGCGCACCGGACAGGTCGTGGCCGCTGCCATCCCCAAGCCGCGACCCACCAATGCAGTGGAGTTGACGGGGCGGGTCTCTGATGAACTGGCGGAGATGATGCAGACACGCGTAGAGTGGAACGGAGAATTGCGGCTCAAGCCCAGAGCCTCTGCCGGTGGGCACAAGGACTGGGACTGCGCCATCTCGGTCGGCAGAGATGTTCCAGAGCAGGTCGAGAAGATGCTCCAGCACACCGCAGAGTCGTGGGCGCAACTTTCAGAGGACCAGAAGAGGCGGATGACGGCGCACTTCAACACCCTGATCCACGAGGCGACTCACGCGGCTGGCCCCGAGGGAGCGATCCGGATGCACGAGTATGCTACCGAGGCGCAGCAGTGGCTGGAGGAGGCGGTGACCAGCGCCGCCTCGGAGCAGCTGGCGCCAGCCCTGTTTGAGCGGATAATGGGGTTTGATGCTGGCATGGAGAAGACGTCTCTCATCGGAGGCCCGAGCTATCCCGGCCGCCAGCAGGCGCTGGCGCAGGCCCTTGGCGGCCCCGATGCGGGCCGCTGGATATCAGATCCGATGGAAAAGGTGCCGCCGGAGCTCTACCTGAAGCTGGCCTACCACACCCCCAGGGGCCAAAGAATGTGGGTTCTGGCTCAACACATGGCGCGCGTCTACGGTGACATGGGCATGACCGCGGTAGAGATAGAGGAGGCCTTGGAGCGCGAGGGCGAGAGCTTCGTGAAGAGGCTGCAGGCCCGCGCCCGGGGAGTGGCCAGGTGAGAAGCCGCGATAGCTATGAGAAGGCGATAGCCGACTGCAGCCGGACGGGCGATTGGAGCTTCCGGGAGGAATTCATCGCGGCCGCTGGCGACGCCATCTGGAGAGCCGGGTCGCCCGCCGAGGCCTGGCGCACCCTGTGGCGCTACCATCGGCGCTGCAAGACGCCCATGGAGCGCGCCATAGTGCTGCGCGAGGGAGAGCGGATTCACATGTGGGAGACGATGCCTCACCCCAAGCCCTCTCCGGGAAACGAAGCGTGAAAGGGTATTGACATCTGGCCCGGGTCCGGTAGAATAGGGTCAGCCTGAACGGCCCGCGGAGCGGGCGGCGAAGGCGAAAACCGAATATCGCCTGCCATCATCGCGCAGATCCGGCGGGCACTTCTGATGTTCGTGCTTTCGGGCATGACCGTCAGAGGTGCCCGCCTTTTCTTTTGCAGGAGGCGGCACAGGATGCCGATTCGGATAGACAACTCGACAGTCTCGGACAGGGCATGGGGGGACGTGGACAAGGCGACCCTAGCGCGGCGGCTCGCTGAGAACGGCGACGCGGCCGTGATTCGGGAGGCCTTCGCCTATGTGCCCGACCTGGAGAACCGCAGCGAGTGGGGCGGCCCGCATCATGAACTCCAGGGCGACACCCTGGTGGTGAACCGCAATGGCGTGCATGCGCTCGCAGCCGCGCTGTCCGGCGCAAGGGGCGGGGTGAAGTGGCCCCGCTCGGCGCGGGTGGCCGCGCTGGCGCACGTTCGGAAACACTATGGCGCGATGGATGAGGAGCCGCCGGAAGGCATGAGCGCAGAGTGACGGCCCTCATGACATAACCGCCCGCCGGAGTGACATCCGGCAGACCCGCCGCGGGGCGTAAAACCGGAGGGAGACCATGAGCGAAGGAACCGAGAACCAGCAGGGACAGCAGGGAACTGCGAGCCAGGGCCAGACCGACGGCCAGTCGGCCCAGTCAGCAAGCTCAGGGCAAGCCGGCTCAGGGCAGGCTGCACAGGGCGCTAACGCCGCTCAGTCGGCAAGCGCCGGGCAGGCTGGCCAGCCCGCCGCGCAGACAGGCCAGTCCGCCGCAGGGGCACAGCAATCTGCGCAGGGACAGCAGGCCGAAGGTGCTCAGACTCAACCGCACACGCCGGCGACACCGGCGAAGGGCATCCAGGTGAAGCTGACCCAGGAGCAGACCGACCGGCTGCTCAAGGACGGCACGCTCGAGCTAGCCGAGGAGCATTTCACCGGCGCGGTGCGGGAGCGGATGTCCGCGCTCACCGCGCGGGCGAAGGCCGCCGAGCGGCGACTCGCCGAGATCGCCGCGGCCCAGGAAGAGGCCGAGCGCAAGGCCCTGGAGGAGCAGGAGCGCTACAAGGAGCTCTACGAGAAGGAGCGCCAGGCGCGGGAGAAAGAGGCATCCGGCCGCAAGGACGACGCCATCCGCGCTCGCTTCCTGCTCGCTGCCCAGTCAAAGGGGATCGTCGACCCAGATGTTGCCTTCCTGATCGCCAAGGCGCTGCCTGGCTTCACCGCAGTGCAGGTGGATGACGAGGGCAAGGTCTCAGGGATCGACGAGGTCGTCGAAGCGCTGGTCAAGGAGAAGCCCTACCTGGTCTCCCAGCCACAACAGCAGAAGCCGCAGAGCGTGGGGGCGGCAAGCAACCCGGCTCAACAGAGCCCGCCGCCTCCCAAGAATCTCGCCGAGGCCGGAGATCGCCTGGAGCAAGCATTGCGCACCGGCGTGACCTGACCCGGCACCAAGGAGTGAGTAGCACATGGCTGCGACCACACAGACGCTGGCCGACCTGATCGTCCAGCTCTATAAGGGGCCGTGGGTGGAGGCCCTGTTTACCAATACCTTCCTGCTAACCCGCATCCAGCAGAAACAGGGAGCGGGCGAGGGAGTTCGCTGGCCGGTGCGCTATGGCGGGAACACCTCCGCCGGCTCCTACGCGGAGACCGACTCCGGCGCGGGGGCAGGCAACCAGGGCTTCAAGAAAGCCTTCCTGGGCTGGAAGCTCAACAAGGTAGAGGTGGAGGTTTCCGGCCTGGCGCAGGCAGTCGGTGACGCGGGCGGGATGATCGTACCTGCCTTGCGCACCGAACTTGACCTGGGCCTCTCCGACCTGCGCGCCAACGTCAACACCCAGTTGATGTCTGACGGCACGGGCAACTCCGGCAAGGACATCACGGGTCTGTTCGCGGCGATCGCTGACACCGGCACCTACGCCGGTCTCGACCGCGGCACCTACACCTGGTGGAAGGCTTACGTCAGCGCCAACGGAGGAACCCCCCGCAACCTCACCGAGGAGTTGATGCGCACCGTCAAGTCCACGGTGGAGGCTCGCGGCGGGCGAGTCACCGCGATCTACGCTGGCTCGACCCAGTGGTATCGCTACGGCGACCTGCTGCGAGCGGAGCGTCGCCAGCAGAATCCGGCCAGCCTGACCGGGGGCTACCAGG